TGTTTGAGCTACCGTAATACTTTTCAAATTGTTTGTCAGTTTTGCCTGAATAACCGATATAGTATCTGCCGTCAGGAAAATAGGTGCAATATACCCTATGATTTTTTTTGATCGCCATGTAAAATAATCTCCATAATATAGTATTATATTTATATGAGTATCAAAGCTGGAAAAATATGGGGTCAAACTGAGCTGATAGCTGCTAACGGCGCGCTTGAATTCCACCGCATAGAATACAAAGCGGGATATAAATGTAGTGAACATGAACATCAGTTCAAATGGAATGGCTTTTATGTAGAGTCTGGACAAATGCTAATAAGAGTTTGGCAGGAGGATCAAGAAGGTCTTATTGATGAAACTATTTTAAATCCAGGAGAATTTACACAAGTAAAACCTGGCAAGATACACCAATTTGAAGGTCTTAAAGATGGTGTAGCTTTTGAATTATATTGGGCAGAGTTCAATCATAATGATATTATAAGAAGAACAGTAGGTACAAAGACATGACACCAGAAGAATTACAAGGATATATTGTAATACTCGCACCATTAGCTATGGCTATTGTTGCTATGAGTATATTTACTTTACAAGATAAGAAGATCAAAACATATACTTTATTTGATATTACTAAAGATAGAAATGCACATCACAAAACTTTTGATAAACAAGGAATGTTGAAATATACGGAAGGAGACAATACGTAATGGGAAAACATTTAAAAACATCTATGGATGAAAAGGTAATACATTATCTAGCGATTGAGGTACATAAACTAGATCCTAATAATGAGACATTAAATAGATTTAGATCAATGCAAACCGATAATGGTTATGAGATCGATAAAGTGTTAAAAGAATATGACAAAACGAAAGCGTATCCAACGCATTACAACACAGACGGAACATGGAAAAACAAGGGCACACAAGGAGTTGTTTGGCCATGATACCCCTTACGGTCACAAAGTAGAAACTGACAAAACTAAAGTCATACCACGCAAATCTAAATATAACAAGAAGTTATAAAAAGAATATTCTTTAGATCATTGTCAAAATGGTCAATAATATATCACCTATTTATCAATTAACGGAGTATAATCCAATTAAATATTTTGTAATGAAGAAACGCCTAAACCACTGGAAAGCTGAACATCCGAAAACTTGTAGATTCTGTGAAGTTGCGCGTGACCTTAGTATCTTACTTAGTACTATTTTCATGCCACTTGGACTTGCAATGATCGGACATTATAGCTACTACTGACAATGCAAATATAAACTGCGTTGAAAAAATTAGGGGCTTCGAGTATAAATATATTGACTTGCTGATAATCAGGAGTCATTTGTAAACTTGCTTTTTAAAGGAGGAAACTATGAACGCAATTACATTCCCAAGGTCTGCCTTTATCGGATTTGACCGTCTTTTCGATGAACTAAACTCAACACATTGGTCAAACATCGATAACTATCCACCACATAACATTGTTAAAACAGGTGAAGATAAGTTCGCTATTGAACTTGCTATCGCTGGTTTTGGTGAGAAAGATATTGATGTCACAGTCAAAGATGGTGAGTTATTCATCACAGGTAATACACAAGGCAAGAATGATGCTGAAGACAAAGAGTATTTGTTTAAAGGTATCTCTGCTAGAAAGTTCAAAAAAACTTTCAAACTTCAAGAATATATTGAAGTCACCAATGCAGCCATTTCAAATGGTATGCTAGTAGTCGAATTGGAATACAAGCTTCCAGAAGAAAAGAAGCCTAAAGCCATTAAGATTAATAAAGGTGAGCCTGAATATCTGAAAGGATAATCTAAAAAAAATCTCTAGTAGTGGTATAAATATATCAGGAGTTGGTATACTCTTCATAAAACAACCAACAAAGGAATATTATGTCACTACTAGAAAAACTCAAAAAAACTTCAACTGTCAAGTCAACGGCAGTACTTTCAGACTCAGCATTATTTAACAAGAAAGATATGGTTCCAACAGATATACCTGTTGTGAATATTGCATTATCTGGTTCTGTTGAAGGTGGTCTGACACCAGGATTAACCGTACTGGCTGGTCCATCAAAACACTTTAAATCAAACTTAGCTCTACTTATGGCTGCAGCATATCTTAAAAAGTATGAAGATGCTGTATGTCTATTATATGATACAGAATTTGGTATTACACCTGAATATCTTGAAAGTATGAATGTAGATCCACAAAGATGTATACATACACCAATCGAACATGTAGAACAACTTAAGTTTGATATTACAAAACAACTAGAAGAAATAGACAAAGGCGATAAGGTTATTATTGTAATTGATTCTGTAGGTAATTTAGCTTCTAAGAAAGAACTTGAAGATGCACTTGATGGTAAGTCAGTTGCAGATATGTCAAGAGCTAAAGCACTTAAATCATTATTTAGAATTACAACACCTTATCTTACAACAAGAGATATACCATTAATTGCGGTAAATCATACATATAAAGAGATTGGAATGTTCCCTAAAGACATTATGTCTGGTGGTACAGGTATCTATTACTCAGCAAATCAAATCTTATTTATGGGTAGGCAACAAGAAAAAGATGGTACTGAAATCTCAGGTTATAACTTTATGATGGGTGTTGAAAAATCTAGATTTGTTAGAGAAAAAACAAGACTTCCATTATCAATATCATGGGAAGGTGGCATTAACAAATGGTCAGGCCTTCTTGATATAGGACTAGAACTTGGATGGGTGACTAAACCATCTGTCGGTTGGTTCGAAGGTACTAATCCTAAAACAGGAGAAGTATTTTTAAAGAAAAGAAAAGCTGAAACCAATTCATCTGATTACTGGATTCCACTTCTTAAAGCTGGATTTGCAGATGATATAAAAGAAAGATATGCAATTGGTTCTATTAAAGCTGTAGTGGAGGAACATGTCGAAGAAGCTGTCGAAGAAGATACAACCGCTGATAACGATTAATGATCAGCCATACTTACATTTAGATCTACTCAATGAAGACACTGCTAAGGAAATTCATCAAGAAGTGGTATGGGGTATGTCCATTACTGACAATACTATCTTTAGCGTTGGTGATGACTATAGTCGTGGTGATGCTTATACCAAATTTTTTGATTCAGAGTTTTTGGATGTAAAATATGCTAGGCAGGCATTATCAGAAGATGAAGAACAAAGAATTAAGTCACTACCAGTTGATGATTTTAAAAAGCAAAAGATTATGGAAAGGTATCTTAAGTTCTCTAAAGGTGCTTATTACCCATGGAGAGATGTATATCCAGTCATGTGGTCACAGTGGAATGAGCAAGAACATATTCATGGTAAGTATATTCCAGATGAAGCAAAGAAATTATTTCCAGGTACAATTAAATGGATATGGTCAAAACTGCCATTTAAACAAATTGGTAGAGTAAATATATTTGGTGTGGATAGTTCTCAACATATTACAGTACATAGAGATAATAATCCATTTGTAATGGGTAGTGATCATCATTCAATTATGTTATGTCCAGCAAAAAACAAAAGGAGTTTTATATACGACCAAGAAAATGATAAGAAACACTATGTAAATAGTAATTGCTATGTATTTCATGATCTTAATTATCATGGTGTTGATCCTAATCCACAATGGACATACACTATAAGAGTAGATGGAATATTCACAGATGAATTTAAAAACAATATAGAATATAGGAGGCCATGGAATGTCAAAAAACAATCCTAAAAATTTTAAATCATACGTAGACCCTGAAGGTGGTGAATGGATTAAAGTCACCGGTAAAGGTCATAAATATGAAGGTGTTATATGGAGACCAGTAGATATGGAACTTAAAGAAGATAAGTTTAATTTTATGGTTGAGTTTCTCACTATCGAAGATGCAGAAAAATATGCTAGAGAAGATAAGTTTCAAGCAATGGCATCAGATATAATTGCTGATATATTAAATGTTAAAAAGAATGAAAGTCCGAGTATAATCAAACCATGAGTGTTGATTCAACAGAACTTAGAAAAGGTATCTTATATAATATGATGGTCAATGAAGACTATTGTAGAAAAGTTGCACCATTTCTTAAAGATGATTACTTTACAGAAAAGCATGAAAAAGTTGTGCTTGAAGAAATTGTAAGATACTTCAATAAGAATAATGCATTACCTAGTTCTGCTGCACTTAAGATTGAAGTTGAATCAAGAACAGATTTAACTGAACCAATTTATAATTCTATACAAGAATTCTTATCTAAAGATATACAGCCAATAAACAAGACTGACTGGTTAGTTAACAAAACAGAAATGTGGTGTCAAGAGCGTGCCATAGTTAATGCAGTATATAAAGCAGTTAATGTTATTGGTGGTGATGACAAGAAAACACCTATGACAGCATTACCTGAAATGTTGCATGAAGCAATTGGTACTTCATTCGATAAATCTGTAGGTCATGATTATACAGAAGAAGTTGAAGAAAGATGGGATTACTATAATAAGAAAGAAAACAAATTAGAAACGGGTCTTGAACATTTTGATTACATCTTACGTGGTGGTATACCTGAAAAAACACTTGGTGTCATTATGGCCGGTACTGGTGTAGGTAAATCTTTATTCATGTGTTCTATAGCATCAGGTTTACTTGAACGTGGTAAAAATATTCTTTATATTACTATGGAAATGGCTGAAGAAAAGATTGCACAAAGAATTGACCAGAATTTACTTGACATGAGTCAAGAAGAATTAGATTCTGTAGGTAAAGATAATTTCCTTAAAAGATTTCAAACACTAAGAACAAAAACACAAGGCAGATTAGTAGTAAAAGAATATCCTACTGGTATGGCTACTGCTGCTCACTTCAGATCTTTACTTAAAGAACTTGATATGAAGAAAACATTTATGCCAGATGTTATTTGTGTAGACTATCTCAATATTTGTAATTCACTAAGCGTATCTAAGAATGCAAATAGTTATGAGAAGATAAAAGCTATTGCTGAAGAACTTCGTGCTCTAGCTATGGAATATAATGTTCCTGTATTAACTGCTACACAAACAAATAGACAAGGAATGAATGATGCTGATGTCGGTATGACCGATGTTTCAGAATCATTTGGTTTGCCAATGACCGCAGATTATTTCTTTGCAATGACTACAAACGATCAACTTCGTAATGATAATATGATTCGTTTCAGTCAACTTAAAAATCGTTATGGTGACCCAGCAGACAGAAAAAATTGGCTGCTGGGTGTCGATTATGCTCACATGAAAGTCACTGATATTAAAGATCAACCTACACATATAGAAGCACAAAATCATGCAGCCAAGAATCCAGAAACTGCTCAGCCTACTCTTAATATCGATTGGACCTAAGTCTTTCTTTAAGAGTATATTAGAAATCATTACATGCCTTATCATTATTGCTGGTGTAATTAGGCACTGGAATTAGTATAATAATAATAGCAAAGGAGATAATATGATTTTATTAGATTTTAGTTCAATAGCCATGTCAGCTATGTTCCCACGTATAGAAGAGTTTGATGAGGATAGAAACCTTATCAGACATACAATGATTAATATTATACGTAAGTATAATGCTGATTATAGAGATGATTTTGGTGAAACAATAGTATGTATGGATGCTGCTAATTCATGGCGTAGAGAATACTTTAAACCATATAAAGCAAATCGTAGAAAGAATAGAAATAATAGTATACACGATTGGGATGGTATATTTAAGATGATTAATCAGGTTCGTGATGATATTATACAGTATAGTCCATTTAAATGTGTATGGGTAGATACATGTGAAGCTGATGATTGTATTGGTACTATTGTAGAAAAGACATCTGGTCCAGAAGATTGTGAACCTGAACCCACTCTTATTGTATCTCCTGATGGTGATTTCAAACAATTACAGAAGTATCCTAATGTCAAACAATGGTCAAACATACAGAAAAAATGGGTAAGATCAGATAATCCTGAAGATGAACTATTTGAAAAGATCTGTAAAGGTGATACTGGTGATGGTGTTCCTAATGTATTATCTGATGATGAGGTACTTATTACTGAAGGTGCTAGACAAACACCAGTCACAAAGAAACAAATGACAATGTTAAAAGGTGATCCATTAGAATGGCCACTACAAGTACAACGTAGATTTATTAGAAATAAGACACTTATTGATCTTGCTGAGACTCCCGAGCTGAAAAAAGATGAGATAATGAAGCAATATAATGGTGATACATTTGGTTCTATACAGTCATGGATGTCATATCTCATGAAACACCAAATGAAGCTACATTTAGAATCTTTGACAGATTTTGAAGTTCGTAAATAATAAATATATTGTCGACAATTTAACATTATTTAAGGAGACTCCAAATGGCATATAAAGGTTATAGAAAACCATTCGTATTTAGAGGTTCAGACTCAGAGACATCTCTGCAGTATGTAGGATCTATTGATACGACTACCACTGGAACTACTGATTCTGACGATAATACATTAGCTACAGTCGGCGGATTTGGAGTCACTCACGCAGTCACTTCGAGAAAAGCATCCGGCAACACAGTAGCTACTACAGATTCCGATGGAAACAAAGGAACAGTCAAATCATTAGAGATTCTAGAAGCTCTGCCTGGTTGGTACATGAAAGGTGATTCATCAAAAGGAACTACAAGTATACTTGATTCCGATGCTGAAGGCAATTTTGGTACAGACCTTGGTACTTCTACAGATGTTCAGGTTGAAAATGGTATATACACATTAAGTTTCGCTACTAGAGACTCTGATTGTGGTATAGGAGACTATATCGTAGCAGTTCAAGGTGGTGGAGTATACTATGAAGGCTATGTGACTGGCAAAACTGCAGGAAACAATGATATTCAGATTCGTCCGGTATCAGGAAACTGGCAAGGTTTTGATGGTACTGCAGCTTGGAAATATACCACTTCAAACAAACAGCATAAAGGTCAAGATATCGAGTTTGCTGGAACAGTAGTAGATGCACCAGCAGCTAAATTTAAAATCTAAAGGTAGTTAATTATGGCAACAGCGGTTATTACATGGGGCAGAATGAACCCACCGACTGCTGGTCATGAGAAACTGGTAAACAAAGTTAGAAAGGCTTCCCGTATTCATAAAGGGAAGCCTTTCATCTATCTGACAAAAACATTCAAGAAACCCAAAGATCCCCTTCCATACAGAGATAAACTTAAGCTTGCAAAGAAAGCTTTTGGTAATATCGTAAAAGATCATAAGAGTAGAACTATTATTGAGCTAATGAAAGAGCTTGAAAAGAAGTATGATGACATGGTTCTAGTTGTAGGTTCTGATAGAGTATCAGAATTTGAAACACTCTTAAACAAATATAATGGAAAAGATTACACATATTCTAGTATAACTATAGTATCTGCAGGTGAAAGAGACCCTGACGCTGATGGTGTATCTGGAATGTCTGCAAGTAAGATGAGACAGTTTGCAAAAGATGATGATTTTGATTCTTTTGAGAAAGGTTTACCATCATTAATTAAAAAGCCAGATGCTAAAAAGGTATTTGACACGATAAGAAAAAACATATAAAGGATATTATGAAAACACAAGATATGCAAGTATACGAGATTCTAGAAGAACTAGATTCTTGTACTACCAAACAAAGAAAAGTTGATTTAATCAACACTAAGTATAGACAACATACACCATTACAGTATGTACTAAGATGGAACTTTGATAAATCAATCAAATCACTTCTACCAGAAGGTGAACCACCTTATGATAAGGAAAGAAAAGATGGTGATTCACCACAAGCTTTATGGTCTTACCTGAAGATGTTTCCTAATTTTGTAGACTCAGCACAGGGTAGACAATTACCAGAACTTAAAAGAGAAAATCTTTTTATTGAAATGTTAGATGCTCTTGATATAGATGAAGCCGCAATAATTGTTTTAGCTAAAGATGGTAAGTTAGATGAGAAGTATGATATTACAGTTGATGTAGTAAATGCAGCATATCCAGATATTGGACTCATATCTGAGCCAATTCCAGAACCAACTCCCAAAGAACAAAAAGAAGACCTATTATCGCAAGCAAAAGGCTTAAAGGAACAAGTAAAAGAATTAAATAGTCTAGCAAAAGAACTAACAGACAAAGCTAAAGCGATAACGGAGTAGATTATGTCACCATTGGAATGCGTGAAATTTGGTCACGATATAGGCCAATTAAAACCAGCTATAAATGAGGTTGGTTTTGATATACATTATAATAAGATCTATAAGAAACTTGTAGATGATTTTAACCAAGGTGTTGGTGATTTTGCATTTAATAAAGCCGGAGCACATCTTCATAAGTTGTACTTCGAAAATTTAAGGGAACGAAGAGATAACAATGTCCCTATTGGAAAAGCGGAACATATCATAACACAAAGATATGGGAACTTTAATAATTTTAA